GTGGTGGGAGAGCGAGATTCCCAATGAGGACATGCCGACCGATCTGCCCAGGAAGGAAGTGATCGACCAATACTTTTCAAAGGTGGGTCACGAGTGGCTGGAAACACTGTCGGACGTGACTCTGACGAAATAGGAAGGAGAACGACTGATGAACATGGAATGTGATAACTGCGGAAAGAAGTTCCGGGACATGAGCGAGTTCAAGCATGTCTTTCCGTATATTCCGGATTTACTCAAGCGAATCGGGCCGGGTGGCACGGTGCCTTGCGCCGAGTGTCCGCACTGCGGGGCGCTCGTGTATGAAGCGCATGACGACGACCTGGAATGCGGGATCTGCGGCGACATGGTGGAACCGGATAAGCTCCGGGACCATCTCGTGGAGCATAACCCAAACGCGCTCAGCATGGAGTGGGAAGATGTCCGAAACGTGTTCCGTGAAAAGTCCATCGAGGAAGACGACGAGGCCAAGCCGTTGGTCTGTCCTGAGTGCGGTTCACAACGCATGGCCCAGATCGATCTGATTCCCGGATACGCCCACATACAGGGTGTGAAACCGGACGGCACGATCGAATGGGCCGGCGAGACGGAGGTCGATTGGGACAACCAACGGCCCGCGAGCAACCCGCCCGAGTTTGTCTGCCTGGCCTGCAATGAGAAGTAAGGTAAGGCGAAGACGGTGATGGATGCGGATCGTAATGATCGACGTATCGCTGCCAGTTAGGTCACGATTGGTTTTTGTGTCACAAAAAAGGAGGGATGCATGAGCGAACTTGGACAACTCATCAATGCACTCGAGAGAGTGAAGAGGCTCCCCGCTTACGCCCTCAACGTATTCTACGGGGAGAACATCGGCTTCGACGACGTCGAGGTCGCCGTGGGGGATCGCCGGCTGGAAGTGTCGTGGTCCCCGTTTGTGAACAACGGGAGTATCCGCGTGGTCTGGTGCGGGTCCCTGAAGGAGTTTCTCGTGGCCGATATGCGGCAGATGCCGCAGCGGGTGCCCATGCCTCCACATAAGGAGGACCTCCGGCATCCGGGCTACTACGTCTACGGCAGTGATCAGGCAGTCGAGTCCTTCCGTTCCTACTGGATGAACCAGGAGGTCGAGGAGCCGACGCCGGAGAACGGTCTGCACGACGAGCCGAGCCCCTTGGCGGGCAAGGAAGTCACGTTCAACAACGCGGAGATGCACGGGAACCGCCGGATCTTCATCGAGGACTGGTGGGACCGTGTGAGCGGCGAGAGCTGGCGTACTTCCGCGGAGGAGGGCGTGCAGGCTGCATGCGTGTACGCCGCGCGGTTGGTGGAGGACGATGACATCCCGCGGGACAACCAAGTCCTGTACGGGAAGCTGGGTAATATGGGCTGCCTCGTTCACGAGAGCGAGATCGCAGAGGATTGACAGGTAGTACTGGGGGGAGGCATTACACAAGCTCCCCCAGCGCCTTCGATCGGGAAGAAGGTGATCATGGATAGAAGGACGAGGACGAAGTGGGAGGGCGATTTGACGGGAGGGCCGCTGGTACATTGTACGGGGGCCCCGCATTGTCGGCAGCGCAGTTGTCCCTGTTACAGCGCGCACCTGCATAAGTATGACTGTGGGACAAAAAAGCGGAGACGCTTCTGTTATCATACAGACCGCCATGTGTTCTGTAACGTACGCGTGTTCGGCGAGTTCCACGGACGTGCCTTTCTCCGTGCACCTGTATCGACAACATCGGGTCAGGCCGACGCCGACGGAGACAAGCTGTCGCGGCTGTACGGTATTGGGAGACTGGCGCTTTATCGGGTCATAGACGACCGTCATAACTCATACGTGGCGGACGACCGCATGGCCTATGCTGCCGAAATCACGAACATGGACTCCGATGCAGTAGCGCTGGCGGCGACGGATTTAGTTGCCGGCGGGTTGGTGCATGAGACCAACATGTTCACCATACATCAGTTGGACATGCGCGATGTCGAAACAGCGGACACTCTATAACGGGAGGACGAATGCATGACTGATCTGGAACTGCATGAGAAGGCGGAGAAGATCTACCGAGTGCTTGACTCGATAAACTTCAAGTTGGGTTTACTGTTGATTGCCGTGTGGGCGATCGTCGGCATATTGGCCGAAGTCGTAAAACGCATCAAATAACGGGAGAGGATAGATGGAAACAGTACAGGGTATGGGACACACGGTGAGGACGCTTAACTTCGGGGGAAACTTGCGGCCGCTTCGCGACGGCGAAAGACTCAGTCTCGGATTTGAGCTGATGGAGGAGCAGGAGACGGACTTGGAGCCCCTGCATCCATCAGCGAACTTTGTATCGCACTACACAGTTCAGGGGAAGAAGATAGTAGTCGGTTTTGCGGAAGGAGCGTGATGACGTATGGCTACACAGAAGTCAACATCCAAGAAGAAGGGGAAGGGGACGCACCCCTCCCACGTCGCCTACAAGTCTTCGGGGCGACTGCAGGACAATAAGCTCCGTCGGATCATGAAGCACAACCGGATCCGCGTGGATAAGGATGCGAAGCCGAGGAACGCGAAGGAGCGTCATGCGCTGGCGACGCGTCCGCGGACGCGGGGGGAGGCCATTCAACTTCGAGGAAAGTAGGGCTGTGTTATGGCAAAGTCTAGGAAGAAGCGTGAACAGGAACGCAGGCTGCAGGCGAAAAAAATGCGAAAGTGTCAGAGGCGCGATAGGCTCCTGCGCCTTAAGCACGATCTCTATCAGCTGCGTCAGCGTTGCGATATAGCGCTCGAGCTGGATCACGACGACTATAAGCACAAGGCGGAACTCGAGCTTCTTTCGGAGAAGATCGACGAAGCACGTGCGGAGGTCGATGCGGGGCGGATGCCGAACTTGCAATTTCTTCAGCCTGAATGGTTGGAGAATAATATACCAAAACAGGAAGGATCTGAGGATGACGAATGCAGTGGAAGTAACATCACAGATAGCGAACAGGGCACTGGACATGCTGGAGGGGTTGGCGCAGCAGTTGGGCGTTGGTGTCGATCAGTTGTGGCCCGTCTTGGTCCGAAAGGTTCAGATTGACTGGATCGCGGGGTCGGCAGTGCTCGGCATACTGTGGATCGTAGTGCTCCTGATATATAGGCGCACGCCGTCGTGGCGCGATATCGGTAAAGAGTGGGAAACTTCATCAACAATCCCGAAGACGTTTGCGAAGGTAATAGTAGTGATGGCTATGCTGCTTCTCACTATGTTTACCGCCGCATGGCTGAACAGAGTGTCCGAGCTTATTACTCCGGAGGTGAAAGCTCTTCAGTTCATTGCAAACAAGGGGAACATTCCATGCGTAAAGTGATCGAAAAGGAAGTCGCGTTCTGCGACGACTGTGGGAATGAAGCTGATTACGTACACACATGTATCGGCTGCGGTAAGGAGTACTGTTACGATTGTCATGATGCGCACTTGACTGAATTCCGTTGCGGGGTCAGCTTCGGCGGCAGTGGAGATGGCGAATTCTGCAAGGAATGTATCGAGAATCCGCCAACTCCAAAACTACGTAAGCTGCTGAAGGCTTACCTGAAGATCCGTGCGTTGAAGACGGAGCGGGATGCGGTTTACAATGACTTCCAAGCACGCTGTAAGAAAGCGGAGGCCGAGGTCGACAAGACTTACAAGGAGGTGATGGCTGGTGGCAGGTAAACTACCACACATATTCGCCGGAGGACCGGGGACCGTGGTGTCGCCGGGGACCCGACACAAGAAGAAACATCCAATCCGGGAGAAGAAGATGCTGCAGGAGGAGGAACGTCGGAAGAAACGACGTGAGAAACGGCGACAGGAGATGCAGATGCGTCGGCGCACCAATGGACGTTCACTGCCTCAGAGGAGGAGTTACTGATATGACCAGACTGTTTTCCTTCGTGTGGTGCTCCATCGGCGTCCTCGTGTTTCTGGCGGGCATCATTGATTTGCTTGCCATCGGCGTCTGAACATGAGATAACAGGGAAAGGGGAATCGAAATGACGTTGGATGTCGAAACAAGAGATAAGCTGGCGGAGGCGTTCAAGATGTTTCTTCGTCAGACAACAAACCACTGCGAGTACAAGAAGGCACACGTCCCGGAGGGGTGGGCACACGTTCACATCGAGACGACGGGACCCGAACTGGTCGAGCTGTTAGTCAAGGAACTCCAGAAAATTACGTGAGTTTTGGGCGGGTTGGGACTTGCTCTCGGTTACTGTCTGTGCTATACATGGTTTCAAACGTGGTCACCGGTGTCCGGACGAGCCGGCGACTGCAGCTTGATGGTACGAATGCTGTAAGGGACTACATTAATGCAAATAGCGAACCGCGTAATGTCCGAAGCGTTGGCGACACGCGTTAAGGCGCTCTCAAAGCGAGCTGCGGATAGCTGTCGATAGGTTTGGGGGGTGAGCCGCGTCCTGGTCAGACGCATCCGGTATCCCATAAACCGAAAAACCAAATAGGACGTAAGCCCTTAGACCACAAACTGTCTCTTCGTTTTTCGTCGTACTGTTAAGCGCTTTTTATATGGTTCCGAATGCCGTATGGACTACATCGTTTGGATACACGTCTATACATATTTCGTCGGAACCTCCACATGCCCCGAATGCCGAGCGTGGACTACATTTACCATGAAAATGAATGCTACTTCCCGCTTATGGGAGGTTGACACGTCTACCTCACTTTCGTCGGGGCTCCAATTTGTCTGCAACCTATCGGCGCCGGGCAGAATGACAACCCGGTATACACTGATGTGCTACCATCATAACACGTTGGTTTGTTAACTACTGGCGTCGTCGGTTGCAGTCCTCACCCATTTCACGTATAACTCACATACTTCACAACAACCCAATCAAGGAGGGGTAATGTCATGGCTAACAAAGCAACATTCAAGAACGCACAGCCGAAGGCAGCAGACTGTGTCAACCGCGCGGGCGGACTCGCATATTGTTACAGCGCAGAGGAGGCTCTTGCGCAGTATGCGGCGGTGGGCACATTCAGCGAATCATTTTATGAGGGGGCGGCCTCCCAGTTGGACCGAGTCCGGAAGCTGGCGGAGAAGTGCGACCCCGAGTTCGTGGCGCAGACTGCAGTGTTTGCTCGGAAGGCTGGGTACCGCAAGGACGTACCGGCATTTCTACTGGCGGTGCTATCGCGCAGGGATCCGGAGCTGTTCAACAAGATCTTTGACAAGGTTGTGGACAATGGCAAACAGCTTCGCAACTTTGTGCAGATCATCCGCTCCGGAGCGTCCGGACGGAAGTCCGTTGGTAGCGGGCCGAAGGCGAGAATACGGCGATGGCTGGACGTGCAGTCGGGTAACTGGCTGTTCCGTAACAGCGTTGGGCAGAGTCCGTCAATGGCGGACATCCTGCGCATCGCCCACCCGAAGCCGGCAACGGCGGAGAAGAGCGCGCTCTACAGGTACTTCCTGAACCGCGCCGGACTCTCCAAGGATTTGAGTCCTGAGGAGTCCGAGAAGCTTCCGTCGCTGGTACGGGAATTCGAGGCCTACAAGCAGTCGGACGGGAAGGGTGTACCGCCGAGGGTGCCTTTCCAGATGCTTACGCAGTTGCCGTTGACAACCGAGCAGTGGTCGATGGTGGCGCTGGCGGGCGGCTGGCACTTTACGCGCATGAACCTCAATACGTTCGCGCGCCACGGTGTGCTCAACGACGAGGCGATGGTCGAGCGCATTGCGGAGAAACTGACCGATCGGGAGCAGATCGACAAGGCGAGGGTTTATCCATATCAGCTGCTGGCTGCCTACAGGCATGTCAGTCAGGATATGCCGCGTCCGATTATTGATGCTCTGCACGACGCGCTGGAGATCGCGACGGAGAACGTGGAGGCGTTGCCGGGGAAGGTCTACGTGTTCCCCGACGTGTCGGGGAGTATGCGTAGCTCCGTAACCGGCTATCGGACGGGTAACAGCTCGAAGGTGCGTTGCGTGGACGTCGCCGGGCTGGTGGCGTCGGTCATCCTCCGGGCGAACCCGGACGCCGAGATCATTCCCTTCGAGGGAAGGGTTCATCCCATTAGGTTAGAGCCGCGCGATACGGTGATGACCAATGCCGACAAGCTGGCCAGCATCGGGGGAGGGAGCACGGCGTGCTCCGCGCCTCTGCGGTTGCTTAACGAGCGGGGTGCGAAGGGTGATGTCCTCATCTACGTCTCCGATAACGAATCGTGGGTGGATGTGCCGGCCGAGGGGGGTATGCGGTTGTACGCACACCACTTCAAGGAGTCGTGCACCGAGACGTTGAGGGAATGGACGCGGTTCAAGCGTCGCAACCCGAAGGCGAAGCTTGTTTGCATCAACACCAGCGTGTACGACGATGCGCAGGTGCCTCCCCGTGAGGACGTCATGTACATCGGCGGATTCAGCGACTACGTGTTCGACATAATCCGGTTCTTCGTGAACGGGGAGTTGAATGGGCAGCACTGGGTCGACATGATCAAGCAGGTCGAACTGTAAAGGAAATCTTAACGGTTGCCGGCCTTCCTCTCGGGGAAGGTCGACGGCTGTTAGTTATGAACGTCATGATATCCACGGTGGATGTACGTTAAATTCATCCAAATCTACGGCATAATATAATGCCTTCAACGGAAGCACATACACAGGAAAGGAGTTAACGACATAAGAAGACGCGCCTTTTCATAACTATTTGTCGGAAACATCTCAGAGAATACAGAGGTTTGTCATGGGTCAAGTAGCGATGTTCTCATTGAAGGTAGTGCGTGGCCGGCCATTTGCAGACGGCGTACAGTTGGGATACAACAGCAAGCTCGAGAACGGCGGGATGTCGCTGGTCTATCGGAAGACACAGCGCGGTGGTTCGCACGTTGTCGTCTACGACGGCGACGGGAACTACGTCGATAACCGGCGCATCGAGCAGGATGCCAACTACAAGCTTACCATCTGGCGACGCGAGGGCTTGAAGAAGTTCGAGCTGCGGATGTCACGTAACGTACCTTACGAATTGGAAAAGGATCCCCTGCGGCTCGCCCTGCGCGATCGCGGGATCTATCCATCGAAGAGCCTCATCAAGAGGGTCAAGCCCAATGCGGGCCTCATCTACGAGTGGACGCCCGTGCAGGATGTACGGTCCGTACCGGTCGGCGCGCGGTGCCTTGCGTTCGTCAGCGATGGCGACAGAACGCAGCCGATGACGTCCGGCGAAGACGAGGGTCCGATTGTGGGCAAGGTCGAGGGCGGTACGTTCCTCATACAGTATTCGACGAAGGTCACGCCGCGAGGCAAGATCGATCGTTGGATCGAGAAGATTGTTGTGCGTAACAACATCAGGCCGAAGCTGTTCGCAACGGCATTGGATAGTATCCTGAAGGATACATCGAACCATCCCGAGGCGTTGATCAAGGAGCCGGAAGTACCCGAACCCGATCCGGAGCCTGCCTCAGAGGACATTTCTACGAAGCCGGACGTCAATACGATCGAGGCTGTTGAGGCTGCAACGATGAAGACGGGCATGACCGCGGGAGTCACCAGAAACGGTATCCGTAAGGTGGACCTGCAGGAACCTTCCTATGCAGCGTTAGCGGCGGCAGCGACAGACCCGGCTAAAGTAAGCTGACACGTGGTCCAGCTAATACAGAATTTGACATACGTTCTGGGGCGGGGGTCATCCCCGCCCCAGAGTATGTTTCTTTTTTTAGCATTGATACAAAGTCTGCCGATTTGAAAAAAGAGCTTGCATTACCGTACAGTGCGCGGTACGCTGGTTGGTAAGTTAGAGAGAACTTTCATCCTTGTACAGGGAGACCGATCTATGAACAAGATAGGTGAGGTCCGGATTGGCGTTTCACCCTGCGATGTATGCGGTGTGACTGCCACCATCATAGAAGGAAAAAGCGCGCGCTGCGAACGGCATCGCACTGTGGAGGGGGAGAAAAAGGCTGGGCACATACCCAGTCTTTCCGCGTTTACGGAGCCGATCGATCCGCTCGCCTTGGTATCGAAGCTGCAGGAGGAGGACTAAATGGCATTGGATACATCATCAATCAGACTCTCGCTTCCCTACCGGCACGGACCGGATAGTGAGAATACTACGATGTTCCCCGACCCGTTCTTGGACATGGCGTCGTTGGCCATGCCCCGTTCGCTGAAGAACGTGCTGGATATGTGCGAGGGGATCTGGCTGAAGAACGGCACCTACCGGATGGCCGCCAGCCGGATCGTCCGCTACTTCATCACGAAGATCGAGTTCGAGGATGTCGACGAGGACGAACGCAACAAGCTGGCGTCATTCATGAACAACCGCCTCCGAGTCGTCGACCAGCTCTCGCTCGTCGGTGATGACTACCTCGCTTACGGTGTGTCGATGTCGTCCGTTGTGCTCCCCTTCCGTCGTTTCCTCATATGCAGGGCGTGCAGGTCCGAGCAGCCTATCGAGGCCGCGCGCTGGCAGTTCAAGGAGTGGAAGTTCAGCGCCTATTGTCAGCGGTGCCGCAAGTGGGTGCAGCACGCGCACCTCGACCGCCGGTCCGCCGAGGAGGACAAGATCTGTATCAAGCGGTGGGCTCCGCAGGAGATGCGCCTGCTTTACCACCCATACACTCAAGACCATGAGATTTTCTGGAAGATCCCACAGTACATCTGCCGCGAGATCGAGAAGGGAACGCCCTTCTACGTGCAGTACATGCCGTGGGAGATCATCGAGGCTATCAAACGTAAATGGATGTTCAAATTTGATCCCGGTGTAATCTACTACATGCGGGAGCAAACATTGGCCGGCGTTAACACCAGGGGTTGGGGCGTTTCCCGCCTTCTCTCTAACTTCGCGCAGGCTTGGTATTGTCAAGTCCTCAAGCGTTACAATGAAGCGCTTGCTCTCGACTACGTGGTGCCATTCCGAGTCCTGACCCCCGCCGCCAAATCTAAGGAAGGCGACCCGATGCTGAACATGAACCTCGCGAATTTCAATTCGACGGTCATGCGCATGCTGAGGAAACATCGCCGCGACCCAGCATCGTGGAACGCGTTGCCGTTCCCCATCCAGTACCAAGCTCTCGGCGGAGAAGCCAAGGAGCTGGCTACGCCCGACCTGTTGAATCAGGGCATGGATGAGATGCTCAACGCCATTGGTATCCCGGCGGAGCTTTACAGGGGTACGCTACAGCTGCAGGCGATGCCCACCGCCCTGCGCATGTTCCAGCAGACATGGCCCCAGTTGGTGGCCAACTTCAACGGCTGGCTGGAGTGGTGCGTGGAGATCATCAGCACCGCCCTCAACTGGGACAAGCCGGAGAGGGTGTACCTCCAACCGGTTACGATGGCCGATGACATTGAGCAGCGGCAAACGTGGTTGCAGCTCGCAGCCGCCAACCTCGTCAGCAAGCGTACGGCGTTCGCACCGTGGGGTATTGACGCCGCGGACGAGCAGAAGCGCATATTCGCCGAGCAGAAGATGTTCGATGAGATGCAGATGGATTTCTCGGAGGATATGGCGCAGAGGCAGATGAATCAGCAGCAGATGGCCGGCCAGCAGCCGGGCGCCGGTGCACCAATGGCTCCCGGCGGTATGCCGCCTATGGGAGCGCCCGTGGCTCCCGGAGCCGCATCGGCCGGCATGACTCCCATGGATCTGATGGCGCAGGCGGATCAGCTTGCGCAGCAGATGCTGCAGATGCCTTACGAAGCGCGCCGTAAGGAACTTATCAACATCAAGCACTCGAATGAGACACTTCACGCATTGGTTAAGAGTAAGTTGGAAGATTACCGTTCTGAGGCCTCGAGCGTTGGTCAGCAGGCGGTACTACAGGGTCAGGTATAAGGGAGACGAGAGAGATGGAAACGCAACTGACATTCATGGGTTTCTTCGCTTCCGTTGTGGCGCTGCCCGTCGTAGGGCAGATACAGGCGACAACGGACATCGAGAAGTTGGGTAAAGGTTCGGCCCAGTTCATACTGGCGTTCGGGATCGTGATACTCGGTTGGATGTGTGTGAAGATCCTCCAGCACTACCGTGAGGACATGAAGGAAGCCGCTGAGTCGACGAAGGATATGGTGAAGGAGACATCCGACGCCTTGGCGAAGAACGCTGAGGGGTACAATAATCTCTCCGGCTCTATCGACCATTTGGCGGACGTGGTGGCCAACAGTGTGGGCGCCGCGCGCACGGCTGCGAAGTAGAGGTTCGTGTATAATGGCTCCGGTTAACAGCTTGAAACGTGTACAGCTCGTTGGGCGCCTCGTGGTGTCCGGCGGCGATGACCCGTGGGGCAAGCTCCAGGTTCCGCAGGCCATAGCCCGCGGGCTGTTCGCGTCCATCAGCGATCCGGGTGTCAGGCTGCCGGACGGTAAAGCTCATATCTCCGTATTCACCACCAAGGAGATTGAAAAGTTGGGCGGCCGCGAGAAAATAAAGGAGCGGGGCCGTGACTTCCATTTCACGTTGGGGACCATGCGGCAGGTTAACCCCTCCGGCTGGCCGGAGATGAGCCGAGTCTACTTCGCTACCGTGCAGAGTCCGGAACTCAAGAAGCTGCGGAAGAGTTACGGTCTGACTCCCCTGCTGCACGGCAGCCACCCGTTCCATATCACCGTCGGCGTCAAGCCGAAGATGGCGAAGGCTGCCGCTCAAGGTGATGAGAAGGAAGAAGAAGAACGCAGGTCGTGGTTCCAACGCAATCGCAAGCTTATTGCCGCATTGCTCGCCGTGGGCGGTGGTGCGGGCCTATACGCACTGCTCCGCAACAAGCGTAAAGCGCAGGAGCCAACGGCGGTGGCTGCGGAGGGTCCAATCTCCCAAGATACGTTGGCGCCCCCGCAGGTTGAGGAGACTCCGCCGGTGAAGATGCCGGAGATGCCGTCCATTCGCGAACAACTGATCGACACGTACGGACCGGAGGCTGTTGAGGGGGAAGCACAGCGTTTCATGGGCACGTTCGATCGAGGGATCCGCCGGTTCATGCAGAGCGGAGATGCCGGCACGTTGAGGAAGGTGATGGAGGAGTTCGAGACCAACCCGTTCATCAGCGACGAGCAGGCGGAGGATGTGCTCAATCGCGTACAGCAGGCGTGGGGGGTGGTGACCCCCGATGTACCGCTGCCAACCGCGTGGGATATCGCGAAGGAGGAGTTGCGTCCCGATATAGGTAAAGAGGACATCATCTACCCGCTGATGGCCATGAAGGGTGCACGAGGCGGCAAGGGATTGCTTGCGGCTGGGACCGGCAGTCTCGCTGGGCTCGCAACCGGCGGTCTGGGTGCTGGTGCCGCCTACAAGGGTACCGAGGCGTTACAGAAAGGTGTGGGGGCGACCCCCGGGGATGTGACGATACCCGGCGGTGTGGATGTGCCCGGTGAGATGCTGATGCCGACGGCTATGTCATTCCCCGGATACATGGGCGGCGAAGCGTTGGGGAGGGCGTTACTACAGCGTGCGGTTGGGGGTACGCCGGCGGCCGCGACGTTGAAGCCCGCGCTGGCGAAGTTGCCTTCGCAGGCGCTCACGGCCTATCTCGTGGGTACGGCGGCGCAGACGGCGGGTGAGGCTGGCCAAGCCCTCGGAATGGGCGCTGATCCTTACGCGGCGCGTACCGGACGGTATCTTGAGGAGTACAGGGACATCCCCGCATGGCGAAGGCCGTTGAAGGCCGTTATGGAGCCGGGGAAGATGCTGGGAGCCATCGGAGCCTCGAACATGCGTCGTGCGCAGGAGCGTGGTCTCGAGCAGGCAGCGCGGACGGCGGCGGACGTGGGTGTGGGGACTACGATGGGGCGCGCACGCGAGATGTTCCGTACAGGGCAGATGACGGGGGATGAATTCGTGCAGTTGCTGGACCGGCAGGCACGCAACGTGATGCAGCCGCAACAAGGCTTTTGGGGTGCTAAGCGTGTGGATCCGGATGTGGTACTCGGCAGGGCAGAACCACGGCCGGAGCTGGCGCAGGCTACGGGGACGCCGACGATATCACGGTGGCTCGACAAGTACTTTACGAGGGGGCAGCCGGACAAGACCGAGGATTTGTGGAAACAACAACAGATGAGCATGCTAAAGCGAGGGCTATAACGATGCCGGCAGAATCAGAAAAACAACGTAGGGCCATGTGCGCGGCACTGGCGGCGAAGAGGGGGAAAGGAACCGCGAAGGGACCATCCAAGCAGATGGCGGAGAGTATGACGGAATCCCAGCTCGAGGACTTCTGCAAGTCGAAGGTCGCCGAAATGGAGGGTTTCATCCGCGGATTCATCGATGAATGTGAACGCCGGAACCTTCGACGGTGGGAGATGAAAGTGGCTTGCGCCATCGGGCAGAACATTCTGGACAAACATTTTGTAACGGTGCCCAACGGAGTGAACCATGGTTCAGTTAAGGAAGCTGTGGACGTAGGGGCTGAAACGGCTACGGCTGGGGTGCCTCCGGGCAAATCCGTACCGGAGGCTACGTCGATTATGGGCGACGGGCCGAGTATGGACCCCGCCGGCCGGTTTATGGTGGAGTTGCTGCGTAGGCGCCGGAAGGAGATGGGTAAGAGCGTGTTATCCGGAATGTCCGGAAAAGACCTGATTATGGCGCCGGCGAACCGGAATGCGATACAGTCGACAGCTCAAAACAGGGCTGGCGGAGTGACGTTCTCGTCTCCACCCCCAGCACCGGGTGGTCCTAAGCTTTCACGGTAATTGTTATGGACATGAAGAAACAATCTGGATTGGAACACATAATCGGCGATTTCAAGCGCCGATTCGGTAGCGTCAGCGGCCCGACCGCACCCGCCTTCTTCCGCAACATTGGCGGGCCGCTGACCGGCTCTTTAGCGCAAGCTCTGGTACTTGGTGGGCTGGGTTACGGTGGCGGGCAACTTGTCGGCCGTCTCTCCGGCCGCCGACTCGACCCCCACCGTACTGGCATGGCCGGCGCACTGGCGCTCGGCGGCTTGGGTCCGCTGCTCAACCTCCCCGGACTCAGCCGCGGCTACCACGCGGCGAAGAACGTTCCGTTGCGTGATAAGCTCCGGACCATGAACATCGACTGGGCTAAGTGGGCGGATCCCAAGGTCCGTGCGCGCTTCATAGAGGGGGCGGGTGAGCACCTGCCCGTCACGGAGCAGACCCGTGCACTCCGCAACGCTGAGTGGTTGAACTTCATGGAGGATTGGCTGTCCGGCCAGCGTGGCGATCCGGAGCGTCCGAGCCTGTCGCCGGCGACGCCCCGGCGGTCACAGATACTGAGTGAGGCCATACGGCCGTACACTCCGGAGCCGTCGGATCAGACCCTAGAGTATCTTGGCCAGCGGGCGGCAACGGAATACCCGTCGTACCTGAAGATGGGTAGTGCCAAGCGCGCGGACGTTGATTACGGACTTGCGGGCGGGATGAACCTGAAATTCGATACGTTCCTACCACCCGGACGCCAAAGCTTCGGGTTCCCCGCCCACTATACGATACAGCAGATCGAGAACGACCCGTATATGGGCCCGATGGCGAAGGCGAAGGCTGTGTACACCATCCGCAACGCCTCGAATGGTAAGAGCGGCCTGATCGGATGGGGGGACGTCGCACGCGCCGGCGTGGGGGCAGGAATGGGCTATGCAGGCGCCAAACTCTTTGGTAAGGTACTGGATGGAACGTTCGGCGGCTTGGCGCCGAAGACACATAAACGACTACAGGCAGCCGGTGTCATCGCCGGCCTGCTGATGAACACAGGAGTATTGAAGTAATGGACAAGCAAGCATTCAGACTCGGATTTGCTCGCGAGCTGGCTGCACGGGGTATTTCTCCGGCCCAGCTGAACGCTGCGTTGGAAAAGCGTGCACAGGGGAGCGCCGTGGGTGGTGCGCTCGCCGGTGCGGGGAAAGTAGGGGGAGAGGGGATCAAAGCGCTGTCCGGGCTGGCGAAGGCACTGGTCGGCCTCGGCCTGGTGGGCGTCCCGCTCGCCGGATTGGGTATCGGATGGGGTCTCGGCCGCAGTAAGCGCACGAGCCCGGCCGATCTCGAAGCCATGAAGGAGATCGGGCTCACGAAGGAGTACGAGGAGGCCGTACGGAGACTCCGCCGGCGTAAGCAGATCAAGGAGAGCGCTGTGGCCGCGACAGGCCCCACAGCGGACAGGATTCAGCAAGCTAAACAGAAGGTGACGATGCCCGTGCCTCAGGTTCCCGGCATTCCGAGGAAGCCGGCGGCGCCCGCACGAGTTTCACCGCCAAAAAAGAGGCCGATGCCCGTATCGTGATAGTTGGAACAGCCTTGGAGGAGGTATGTGAAGATGGCAGATGAAGAAAGCACAGCAACGCTACAAAATGATACGCCAGCGGAAAAGAGATTGCCGTTCAAGGTGTACCCCGGAATTGGCGGCATGCGCTTCCGGCTTCAGGCCGGCCAGCAGTTTCCGCAGCTGAAGGAGGACGATCCGGAGTATGCGCAACCGCAACCGGTTGCAGATGCGTATGCGAGGGTATTCGACCTGAGCAACGACGATGATTTGAAGGAGTACGTGTCCATATGGGACCGTGCAGCGAAAGGTGAAGTAATAATCTCGGCAGAGGAAAGACATTGGAGCGAGAAGACCGACAACTTCAAGGTGTTCCTCCGCTGGGGTGATGTGTATCTGGAAATGCCCAAGAATGGGGGTTTTAATCATGGACAGCAAGTGTTTAGATAAGCATGCGTTTACGAGCCCGGGCGAACTGGCGGCCAGGCTTTACAAGAAGATGGTGACCCTGCCCTCCGGCGGGTGGAAGCCGCTGAAGACGCCTCAGACCGAGGCTGTGCGTGTTGCATGGAAGCACGGCAAGCCATCCGTGCCGTTAGAGGGCGGGGGCACGAAGCCCATCGCAGAGGCGTTGACGGCCGATACGGCGAGGGCGCGCGCGGCGCAGACACAGGCTGTCAAGAACTTGGTGAACATCCTCCTCGGTACGGCGGCGGCCGGCGGCGGACTCGGACTTGTCCGGCATGTCCCGAAGGTGCTGCGTGCACGTGAGGAGTTGAAGCCTAAGGAGAAGAGGCCGGAAGACCGTGAGAAGGAAGCGGCATTGGGCGACGTATTCAAGGAGAAGGTGCTGCCGAAGCTTCCGAAGATCGACCTCAGCGAACTCATTACCGTATCCCCGCCGAAGGGCGCACCCGGCCCCGCGGCTGAGACCGATCCGGGCATGTGGGAGGCCCTTATCTCCCGACTTCGTGCGGCGCTCACCGGCGGACCTCCCGAGAGCTGGTTGCAGGCCCGTTTCGGGGGTATGCCTGCGGGTATGATGGTCCCCGCGGCTATCGGCGCCGGCGCAGGCGGGGTGTTGGCCGGCGAACACCTTGCTGACTGGATGACAGACAAACTGCGCGCGAAGCAGATCGAGAAGCGGAAGAAGGAGCTTCAGGAAGAATTTGCGGGTTTGCTCGCATCACCACCACGGGAAAAGGTTTCGACGCTCAACCGCCTGATCGAACACATGGCAGAGGGTGGGCTGACGACGATGGATAAGGACGCGCAGGCGCACGTGCCGGCGGGCCTCCTCTACAGCCTACTGTTGGCCCTTGCGGGTGTTGGCGGCATGGCCGGATACCGGATGAGCAAGGGACAGCACCCATACAGCGCGAAGCGTAAAGCGCTCGAGATGGCGCTGCAGCGACGGGTACAGGAGCGGCCGGTTCGGGTCGAACTGGAGCCCCGTGCTCCCGAGGAAGTAGCGGATGTGACACCGGAGGCGCCGGAGACGCTTGCACCCGGAGCATACCGCACGTCGTTGATCCTCCCCCCGCAGGCTCAGGAGGAAGAGGTTGATGAGGCGCTTGATCTGTCGAAGCTGGGTATGCTGTTGGTGAAGGACGCGCAGGATCCGGTACTGGGGAAACCGAAGGGCATTGTCTACGGGCGAGGCGGCCGCGCGATGCCGGGGCTGACCTACGACCCATCCGGACGGATCGTCGCCGGACAGCCCGGAATTGTACCGAGGGCAACGCAGGCGGCCACGGAGGCTATCATGGCCACTCCGAAGGTCAAGGAGATGATGCAGACGGCGGATCAGGCCAAACAGGAGCTGGCGGCCTTGAAGGGTATGCGTGAGCAGGCTCAACCGCTGCTCGAGCGTGCGACCAGCGCACTCGAGGGGTGGGAGAAGTTCAAGGGCGGTTTCATGGAAGGCGCCGGCGGCATCGGCAATCTCCTGAAGAGTCTACCGATGGTTGCGATGGGACTAATGCGTCGTGGCGGTCAAGCTGCAGCCCCCATCTTCACGGGCATGAGTGATGCGGCGGCACGTGTACCGCGCGCAGCTGAACAGGCAGCGGCGTCACCCGCGCCGGCACCAGCACAGCAGCCACCCGCCCAACCGATTCTACCTACACCACCTCTGCCGACGGCGTCTGACGCTGCAGCACAGCAGCAGATGTCGAAGGAGCTGGGGGCGACGGCCATGCGGACGCAGCAGACGGGAACTCCGGTAAGAACGGGGAAACCGCCTGAGACGAAGCCGCTTGTGGCCGGCTCATAAAACTCATACACCGGAGGCTGAATGCCACCTGCTCCACAACCTCCCGAACTACTTGACTTCCTCGACTACCCGTCTATGCGGAACCGCATTTACGACGGGGTGGTCGATGCCGTGAAGACCAAGTATCCGATCGAGAACGACCGGTACCGGTTGGAACTGACGGACGTGGATTACAAGGGGCCGGAGCGCTACAGTCTGTCCGATCAGAAGAAGGCCATTTTACAGCGCAACTCTCTGTACCGTAACCTGAATGGTACGTGGCGGCTCACCGACAAGGCCACGGGCAAACCCGTCGACACCTACAAGTCGACGATTGCGCACGTGCCGTTCCTGACCTCCCGTGGCACATACATACTACGCGGCAACGAGTACACCGTATCGAACCAGATGCGGCTGCGCGGCGGCGTCTTCACCCGCCGGAAGGAGAATGGGGATCTCGAGGCCCACTTCAACATCGTGAAGGGCGGCCCGGGCTTCCGCGTGTTCATGGAGCCCCGTACGGGCATCTTCCGCATGCAGGTGGGGCAGGCCCGCCTGCGTATGTACCCGATCATGAAGGCGATGGGGGTGTCGGACGCCCAGCTGCAGAAGCTGTGGGGCAGCGACCTGTACCAAGCGAATGCGACGCTCAAGGGTAAGGACTCCACGCTGGAGAAGCTGTGGGCTCGCCTCGCCAACGCGAGGGCGCGCAACGAGACGAATGAGAAGGCACCGAAGAACTTTGTAGCGTTGCTGGACAATTTCAAGCTGGATCCGGAGGTCACGAAGAGGACGCTGGGCCAACCGTACGACAGGGTTACTCCCGAGGTCCTGAATCGTACGATGCAGAAGCTGATCAACGTTGGGAAGGGCACGGAGGACACGGATGACCGTGATTCTCTCGCCTTCCAAGAAACGTGGTCGGCCAACGACTTCTTCCGTGAACGTATCATGAAGGACTCCGGTCGTCTGGCTGCGCGAGCCCTGTGGAAGGCCACACTCCGCGGCAACCTCTCCGGAATGCAACCCTCTTTATTGACTCCGCAGCTGGACGCCGTTTTCTTCAAGGCGGGGGTGGCACAGCCGCTGGAGGAGATCAATGCGCTGGACGCGCTGGATCAGAACCTCCGGATCACGCGTATGGGCGAGGGAGGTATGTCCGGTATGGATACGATACCGGAGGAAGCGCGTGATGTACAGCCATCCCACTTCATGTTCATCGATCCCATCCGGACCCCAGAGTCCGGACGTGTGGGTGTCGACGCCCGTGTAGCCTTCAACACCTTCAAGGGTCCTAATAAGGCAATGTACACGAAGGTGCTGAACCGTGCGGGGAAGCCGGTGTTCCTGCCCCCCACCGATCTCGTGGATACGGCGATCGCCTTCCCCGGTGAGCTGCAGAAGGCAAAGCGGGAGGGTCGCACACACGTGAAGGCCATGGTAGCTGGGGAACTGAAGTACGCGCCGATCAAGGAGGTCAAGTATCAGGCGCCGAGCCATCAGGGCCTGTTCACCTACGGATCGAACATGATACCGCTGGTCAGCTCCATTGACGGCGGCCGCCTCCTCATGGGGGCGAAGATGCAGAGTCAAGCCCTCCCATTGCGTGATGCGGAGTCGCCGCTCGTACAGTCGGTGGATCCCCAAGCGCAGAGCTTCTACAAGCGTCTGGGCAAGTACGTCGGCGCCGTACGGAATGAGGCTGGCGGTCAGGTGATACGTGTGAAGCCCCATCAGGTGGTGGTGAAGCAGACGGACGGCCAGCTTCGTGAGTACGAGATGTACGACAACTTTCCCCTGAACCGTAAGACCTATGTTCACAACACCCCGCTGGTCAACGTGGGTGATATGGTGAGCAAGGGTCAGCTGCTGGCGAAGAGCAACTTCACAGATGATCAGGGGACGGTGGCGCTGGGTAAGAATCTACGCGTCGCGTATATGCCATACAAGGGCCTCAACTTCGAGGATGCCATTGTCGTCAGCGACTCGGCGGCGAAGAAGCTGGCGTCCGAACACATGTACACGGAGAAGATGGATTTCGACAATATGACGTCGGCGAAGCGCTCCGCATTCGTCTCCATGTTCCCGGCGCAGTATAATAGGGCCCAGCTGGACAAAATAGGCGATGACGGAATAGTCATGCCGGGCGCTATCGTAGAGCCGGATGATCCTCTCATACTCGCTACGCAGCGTCGGACATCGAAGGGTGCGGGAATGCTCTACCGTGGCGCGAAAAGTCCTTTTCGTGATGCGTCTGTCGTGTGGAAGCATCACTTTCCCGGGCGGGTTACCGACGTATGGTCGGACAAGAATGGCGTGAAGGTCGCGGTCCAAGCCTATGCGCCGGCGGAAGTGGGTGATAAGCTGTCCGGCCGGTACGGTGACAAAGGTGTGATAGGCGCTGTGGTCCCCGATGACCAGATGCCTATGGACGAGGGCGGCAATCCGCTGGAAGTACTGTTGAATCCGCTGGGCGTGATCTCCCGTAAGAATCCGGCGCAGATGCTCGAGGCCGTGCTGGGCAAGATTGCGGCGAAGAGGGGTAAACCATACGAAGTGCCTGGCTTCTCGGATGAGAACATGGTTGAGTGGACGATCAAGGAGATGCAAAAGCACGGCGTTAAGGACACTGAAACCCTTGTGAATCCCGAGACCGGTCGGCAGATACCGCGCGTGCTGACCGGCAATCGATATATCATGAAGCTGCACCATACGGCGGAGTCCAAGGAGTCCGGCCGCGCGCTGGGCGCCTATACGATGGAGGGTATGCCCTCGAAGGGCCAGCCGGGAGACGATGACAACCCTAAACGCGTCGGGCTCGGTGAAATGCAGGCGTTGATCAGCCACGGCGCTATCGAGAACATCAAGGATATCAAGACCATCCGCGGCCAGCGATCGGACGACTACTGGCGCGCGATGGCTCTGGGCTTCCCACCACCCTCGCCGAACATTCCCAACGCGTACAAGCGCTTCATGTCCATGATGCAGGCGGCGGGCATCAACATAAAGAAACGGGGCGATCACCTGCACCTGACGGCTATGACGGACAAGGACGTGGATGAGATGTCCGGCGGAGAGATCGAGAACACCGGCACCGTCCGCTGGCTTACGGAGTACGGTCGTGGTACGTTTGGGGAGAAGTCGTTGGATCCGGTGAAGGGCGGCCTCTTCGATCGTGGTATCACCGGTGGGCACGGCGGGAATCGATGGAGCCACATTACCTTGTCGGAGCCTATGCCTCAACCGTCTATGGAGGATCCCATCCGGCGTCTCCTCGGCCTCACGAAGGTGCAGTACGAGAACGTTATCGCCGGCAAGGAGGATATCCCCGGCTTCGGTCACGGCGGGGGTGGTATCAAGAGGGCTCTGGAGGCCATCAATCTCGATGCGGCCATCAAGCACAATCGGGATGCTGTGAAGAGCGCTACGAGCGGGGTGGCACGCGATGCCGCCGTCAAGAAGCTTGGTTATCTCCGTGCCATGAAGAAGAACAAGACGCACCCTGCGGACATGGTGATCACGAAGGTTCCTGTCCTACCTCCCATATTTCGCCCGATCACGGCCACCAACAAGTTCAATATGGTGTCGGGTGTCAACATGCTCTACATGGATCTGATGAACGCCGATAAGAACCTGAAGGAAATCAAGGATCAGCTGTCGGGTGATCCTGTATACGATTCCAGGTTGAACACATACAAGGCGTTGAAGGCTATTACCGGGCTGGGGGACCCGATCAAGCCCGAGCGTAGACAACAACGCATACGCGGCCTACTCGGCGAGGTCTTCGGATCCTCGCCGAAGGCAGGTGCCTTCCAACGGAGGCTGCTCGGGACGTCAGTCGATCTCTCGGCTCGGTCTACTATCACACCGAACCCGGATCTCAACATGGATCAGGTGGGGCTGCCCGAGGATCAGGCGTGGAAGCTGTATGCACCATTTGTGGTACGCCGACTCGTGCGTACGATGGGAACCAATCCATCGGCACGTGCTGCAGCCGTCCGCATGGTGGCAAACCGTGACAGCAGGGCCCTGGACGCGCTTACGAAGGAGATGGAGGCCCGTCCCGTGCTTGCCACGAGGGCGCCGGCGCTCCACCGGTTCTCGATCATGGCATTCAAACCCATACTCACGAAGGGGCGTACCCTCCAGCTGTCGCCGTCGATTGTGCCCGGATTCAACGCCGATTTCGACGGGGATGCTATGAACTTCCATGTGGTGGTGTCGGATAAGGCCATCGAGGAGGCGAAGAGGAAGATGCTCCCAAGTCAGAACTTGCGGAGTCCGGCTGATTTTGCTACATTATGGGCACCGAGACAGGAGTTCCTGCAGGGCCTGTATACGGCGAGCACGAAGCGCTCCGGACGGCGGACACTCCCACGGTACGAGAAGTTGAAGGACGTTGTGGCCGCGTTCAAGCGCGGGGACGTGAATGTTGAGGACGTGGTCAGCATAAAGGACTGATATGGGCACTTTCGGAAAGTATGACGATGAGATCGAGGTATCCTTCAAAGTGAAGGGTGACGGAAAGTATTCCGTCGTGAAGATCCTTGATTATCTTCGACGTATGGGCGATATAGGTCACAGCCATTCAGTTGTGTTGGATCCGGAGGGCGACGACACGACCAAGGTAGGTTGGGACGGCGACGGCGCCGATCGGATCAGTGATTTGAAGGTGAATGGGAAGAAGTTGAAGAAGGACTGGGATAAATCCGCGGCTTTCCGGCTTGGTGAGAAAGCGGCGGCGGAGGAAGAAGAGCGCAGGAAGCGCAAGAAGAAAAAGTGCCCTCCCAGTTCGATGGGGATCGTGATCCCACGGAAGGACAACAAATCGATACAGTGGACGGGGCGTACGCCCCAGAGGCATTTGGGAGTGCCGGGTACGCCGGGTACGCCAGCTGCGGGTGCTGTATAAAGGAACACGCATGAAGAAATCATTCGCATATAATCTCGGCAAGCAGGCTGCGATGTATTGGCCATCGAGCGCACGGCTTACGGAGGGTTTACTGTCCGGCGCCGGTCTCGGTGCAGCAGCTGGTGGTCTCGGCGGTCTAGCTTACGGGGCGTTGAGTCCCGTTGACGAGTCGAAGAAAGATACGCGCATGAAGAAGCTTCTGCGCATGTTGTTACTCGGTGCCGGTGCGGGGGCTGCGGCTGGTGCGCCCATCGGAATGGCGGCATTAGATCCGGCCACTGAGCGGTGGGGTGTAACGCCAATGTCACCTGATAGGAGCGAGGCTATTATACCTCCTCGCGGCATACGTGAATACTACGGGAGATAGAACAATGAGTAAGACCATCCATTGGAGAGTGAAACGAGACGGGCACATCCGTGCGGCATGCAGTGATCGAATCAAGTACCGGCCGGCGACGGTCGCGCGCGTTGTCGACAAGGTGACGTGCAAGCGGTGCAAGAAAAAGATCGAGGAAGTACAGGCCGTCGGCGCCACGGTCCAGACCGTGTAACGTGCTACAGAATTCACGGGAGGAAGGGCAATGAGTGAGGACATCAAAATCAACATGCGGAAGTTCCAAGGCTTCGGTCGGAATACGAAGCGCGTTGTGAAGCTCCCGACGAAGGCGCCCGGCAAAGTCAATACGATCACGGATCCGGCACAGGAGAAGAAGGAAATGAAATCAGCAGCATACGATAAACCCGGAGTTCGTGACGGCACAGGCCCATTCAGGGACAGTTATCGCCGGCGTGTGGAGAAGAAGAAAAAGGGTCGGCGTCAGGAGGCGGGCGAGGAATGTCCGTTCCCGAAAAAGAAATCTGCAGCTTTTCTGTTGGGTGAGAAGGCGGCGGTTGCGGTACTACCGTGTCCCGGCAGCAAGATCCTCTCGAAGGGTAAAGGTCGTGGACTTGGTACCGGTAAGGGTAAGGGACCAATCGGTATCCCCGTCGGCGAGAAGAAAATTGCTGAGGAAGACAAGTCGAAGATAGTGGATGGCCAACCATGTCCCGGCAGTAAGATCCGATCGAAGGGGAAGGGCCGTGGGCTCGGTATCGGTAAGGGTAAGGGACCAATCGGAATCCCCGTCGGCGAGAAAAAGGAAGATAAGGAGAAATCAGCCGGCCAGCGGATCATGGGCTTCCGCAAGGGTTCGGCATTCGAGTTGGGGCAGCAAGCTGCTCAGCACGAGGTACGGTAGGAGCCGACTGTGCGATTTGAGGACTATTCAGGCGAAGAATGGAAAAGGCGTATGATGTACAAGCTCGGCCAGCAGGCGGCAACTCGGCCTGACATGTCCGCTTACAGAGCGAGGTATCCGTATGGCGGCAAGTTCGTCTTCAAGCAGTGGGGCCGCAACATAGGAACTACGTTGAGGGACTTGGCTAGACATCTGCGGCCGGTGGTCAGGGACATGTTCACGAATCCGTGGGGAACTTGAGTAACAAACCATAACGGAAACGATATAATTGGTTACGTGAAATGAGGAGGAGCACGGCAATCGCGAGGGCACGCCGTAACGCGTGCAACACTATTAGGCGACAACGCGCTGTCAGACAGCGCAAACGCGCGGTCACACCGCGTATAGCTAAAAAAAGGAAACGAAAAATGCAAGAAGCAGCACGACTTGAAGGCGGCGTTCCCGATGAGACCCCTGAGGTTAACGATTCCGTAAAACCGGTTGACGATTCGGCACCTATTGAAGAGGAAGCAGATGTCGGATTCGACATTGAGGTGCCGGATATCCCGTTACCGCAGGCAGCGGAGGACAAGAGCGTCAAGGACAAGTTCGAGGGCGCATTCAACTTCGCATTCATCGGCGCCGGACAGGGCGGCAGCCGCATTGCCGCAGCCTTCAACGCCATGGGCTACTCGAGGGTCTGTGCGATCAACACCGCTCAGCAGGACATGGTGGAGATCAAGATCCCCGAGGACAACAAGCTCGTCATCGGTGGCGGCGGAGCCGGTAAGGATCCGGAGAAGGCCGCAGCGCTGTACAAGGGCGCGAAGGAAGATGTGCTGGATCTCATGCGCCGGAGCTTCGGTCCCGCATTCGACCGCGTATTCGTGTGTGCGGGCGCAGGCGGCGGAACAGGTGCGGGGACCCTCTTCCCCATCGTTGAGACCGCTAGGGAGCTACTGGCGGCCCTCAAGATCGAGGATAAGGGCGTGGGCGTCATCATCGCCCTCCCGAAGAATGCTGAGGGTGCGCGCGTCAACGCCAACGCCTACAGGGTGCTCAGCCACGCGATGGAGCTGGTGGACAAGGGAGTGGTGTCTCCGCTCATCGTGCTGGATAATGAACGCATTGAATCCATATATCCCAACTTAGCGGTCGACCCCTTCTGGAAGACCGCGAATAAGAGCGTGGCCTCGTTGTTCCATCTGTTCAACACGATTGCTGTGAAGTCGAGCCGGTATACGTCGTTTGATGCGACGGATTACAGTACCCTGCTCAACTCCGGCCTGATCGTCTTCGGAGCTACTCCGATCGCCAAGTGGGATGACCCGACGGATATCAGCTACGCGGTTCGCGACAATATTCAGAAAAATCTCTTAGCTGGGGGTCTAGACCTTGGAACTGGTAAAGTTGCGGGCGCTATAATCATAGGCGGCAAGAGCATTCTCGAGAAGGTGCCTCAGGTTAACCTAGACCACGGCTTCGAGCAGTTGACCCGGATCATGCAGTCGGGCAGTATGGTACACCGAGGTGTATACCGTGGCAGGGCTGACAATCTCGTGGTGTATACCATGATTGGCGGCCTTGACGCGCCGGTCGATCGGATTAAGGAGTTGAAGAAGTTTGGAGACGTATGAGACACACGCATATATACGCACTAACTGACTACGACGGTAGTGTGCGATATATTGGGAAGACTGGCAGCAAACTGCCGCGCCGGCTCTCCTGCCATATATCCGAGGCGCGGTGCGGTAAACGTAACCACCGGTGTAACTGGATACGGGCGTGCCTTGCAGCGGGCTACAAACCCGGCATTAAGTTACTCACCACTGTTAGCGATAGCGGTAGCAAGGCGGAGATAGCGACAATTGCGCAGTTTCGTAAATCTGGAGCCAAACTGACAAATGCTACCGATGGTGGAGAAGGATCTACAGGCTACAACCCTCCGGAGGAAGTGCGCCGTAAGATTGCTGCGGCTCATACCGGTAAGAAATATACCTTAGAACGCCGGCAGGCTATATCGCGTGCATTGCGCGGTAAAAAACATACGCCAGAGCATATAAGAAATGTAGTGGCTGCAAATGCGGGAAAGCGGAAGATGTCGCCGGAGACCAAGGCTAAACTGGTGGCCCTGAATACAGGCTCTCACAGATCCGAGGCGACCAAGGCTAAGATGCGCGAGGCGTGGGTTCGTCGTAAGCTGGCAGGGCGTGGACGTGTATCTGCAGAGACCCGGGCCAAGTTGTCGGCAGCGGCTAAGGCGCGGCCACCTGTTACTGCGGAGACGCGTGCGAAGATATCTGCGGCTGGGATGGGTCGTCGACCTTCAGAAGAGACACGGGCTAAACTATCTGCGGCACAGCGCAGGCGTCCGCCTATGTCAGCGGAGACGAAGGCGAAAATATCGGCTACAAAAAAGAGAAAGTACAGAGAAAAGCTACAGCGCACGGAAGAGGATAAGGCAGCATAATGCGATATGTAACATACTCGATGTTATTGTGCACCGTCATGTTACTGTCGGGCTGTGGGGTACTGCGCGACGACGTTGACCGGCACAACAGGAAGCTGATACTCAATACGATGGAGGATCCTGCCGGGCAGGTGGTTCTCCAGCAGGCCTGTCGTGATTATCTCGACTCCGCGGAAGGTAAAGGTAAGGTTAGGGATACTGCCGATGATAGCTGTGACGCGTGGGCCGATCGTACGGTTGGCAAGTGGGTCCTCGGCGGTGGCCTCATAGGCGGTGGAGGCGGGGGCGGCATACTCCTCACTATTCTTCTACAGCGCAAGAAGCGCAACGGCAACACCACCACGACGACAACGTAAGGTTCGGCCAGGGTAGCTCAACTGGCAGAGCCGCCGCCCTGTAAGCGGCAAGTTGTGGGTTCAACTCCCTCCCCTGGCTCCATTTTTTTAGCATTTAATGTGACACAAAAAGTACCCTATTTTTGCGTCATGACGCATTGTAGTACGTTACCCGCACAGTACCCGGTCACTACCCGGTTAATACCCGCTCGCTACCCAGTTATTCAGGTTAAAAAACCCTAGTTTTACGGCATAATCTTGTGCATGCTGAATACCTATCTCACGGTAGAGAGTTCAGCCGCGTGCCCGGCGTTACAGGGTATTTCTGGTCTAGGGCGCCCCAGCGCATCAGCGTCGGCTTTAGCCGTAACGCTGCATGCCCTTGTTGTTATATCTGATTGTGGCTGGGGCGCCCGCTTTGTATGCATTTAAGAACGGGGGACGGCGAATGACTCTCTTTTCAAGTCTATAACATTTTAACTGAGGGGGGGAATTATGATCAATAACGCAAACGTGGATGAAATTCGATCGTGGCCGTTGAAAGACGGGTGGTATGTTTCGCCCGATGGCGACTGTGTCCATCTCGGCAACCGTGTCCAGCTCGGCAACAATGTCCAGCTCGGCAACTATGTCCAGCTCGGCTACGGTGTCCGGCTCGGCAACGGTGTCCATCTCGGCAACTATGTCCATCTCGGCAACGATGTCCGGCTCGGCGACTGGGTCCATCTCGGCGACTGGGTCCATCTCGGCAACAATGTCCAGCTCGGCAGCCGTATCCAGCTCGGCAACAATGTCCGGCTCGGCGACTGGGTCCATCTCGGCTACGGTGTCCATCTCGGCAACAATGTCCAGCTCGGCTACGGTGTCCGGCTCGACGACGGCGCCACGTCCGAACAGTTAAACAGGGATCGCGTTGAGTTATATCGCGACATGGGCAAGACGCACGTATTCTCCAAGTGGGTAACGACGGACCGGTTATCGCCGAACTTCGACGGTGGTACAGTGTTGGAGTATAAGAAAGGTTCAACCATGGAAGTGCCGGACGCTGTGATCGGCGACCAACAATGTGGTCCTGGGTTACACGTGTTCCGGCGCGGCTTCCGGCCGGAGTGGGCTGGTTATATATCTGCTAAACCTCTCATCGAACTATTGGTGGAGGTGAACGCGGATGATATCTGTTTCGCCGGCGTGGCGGATATGGATGCAAAGGTTAGGGTTAAGAAGCTGAAGGTACTGACCTAAAGAACAGTCACAATGAAATTCATGAACCAAGGAGGTTCAAGATGAAGAACGGAACGATAGCCGTGCTCGCCACACTGCTGATACTGGTGACGGCACTGCTTATGGCGCAGAGGCGCTACGTGGCACATCTGGAGTGGGAGGTTTACACGCTGCAGATACATGTGGCCGGTCTGAAGGACGACCTCAAGTTCGAAAAATCGGGCAACTGGGTTTCTCTGTCGGACTTGTAGCCCGTGTGTATCCACGAACCAGCAAGGAGGTTCAAGATGCGTGACAGGATCACATTCGTGCTGTTGGCTTCAGTCATCGTCGTGATCGGGTGCATCGCATTCCGGTCGGAGATCGAGCAGACTGAGCTGCAGGCTGCCGAACGCGCGGCTGCGATAACGGCCGAGCGTGAGGCGAGGATATCGCAGATGGGGTGGCCATTGTTCATGGACGTCCTGACAGCGATCGAATCGGGGGGAAACGTGACGGCGGTAGGCGACGGCGGACAGTCCGTCGGACCCATGCAGATACAGATGGGCGTCGTGCAGGACTGTAACAGGCTCGTCGGCGAACAGAGGTATACTGCGGAGGATCGGACGTCGCTGGCGAGAAGCCGAGAGATGTGCCGGATCTACCTCGACCACTACGCGGTGGAAAGGCGTATTGGGAGAGAGCCCACGTGGGAGGATCGGGCACGGATATGGAACGGGGGTCCGAACGGTTGGAAGAAGGAGTGCACGGAAGTGTACTGGGCCAAGTTCCAGCTGATGCGTGACCATCCGCGATACAACTGACAAACCGGTGGGTGGGGGGCCGCATCAGCGGCCTCTCGCCCGCCTTTTTTCTTAGCCATCGGCCCCGTTAAATTACACGCTGGTGCGCGGCATAATACTATGGTACATAGTACTGCTATCCGATTGGCGTGATGCCGATCAGCATTATACCAATCGGCATAATGCCCCGTGGGATAGTGGCCGTCCACGAGACTTTGGATCTCGTCACAGTCGTTCGAATCGACTCGGGGCATCCATTTCTATCAGGCCACTCTGGCCCGATAAATGGCCGGATACCCCGCAACGACTGCAATATCCATTTCTATCTTGCCATTCTGGCGTGATAAATGGCAGGATACCCCGCAAGGATTGCGCGATTCATTGCGCGACTTACGGCGACTTATCTGGCGCATAAGTGGTTTATGCGCCATCTCCGACGATTTATTTGGTCGTTATTATTGGGTTTCGCGACACTATGTCGCGATATGTGTCGTGAAACGGAGTCTAGACGTAAAGGAGTTAACAATGATAAAGAATGCAACAGTAGACGAAATTCATTCGTGGCCACTAGAAAACGGGTGGTATATTTCACCCGATGGCGACTGGGTCCATCTCGGCAATTATGTCCATCTCGGCAACTATGTCCAGCTCGGCAACGATGTCCATCTCGGCAACTATGTCCAGCTCGGCAACGATGTCCGGCTCGGCGACTGGGTCCATCTCGGCGACTGGGTCCATCTCGGCAACAATGTCCAGCTCGGCAACAATGTCCATCTCGGCAACCGTGTCCAGCTCGGCAACAATGTCCAGCTCGGCAACGATGTCCATCTCGGCAACTATGTCCAGCTCGGCAACAATGTCCAGCTCGGCAACAATGTCCAGCTCGGCAACGATGTCCATCTTGGTCCTGGCGTTACATCCGATATGCTTAATAGGGAGTATATACAGCACTATAAGGACATGGGTGAATCTCATATCTTTTCCAAGTGGGTTACCACGGAAAGGAGAAGTCCTAACTTTGACGGAGGCACTATCATAGATTATCCAAAAGGCACTATCGTCGAAGCAGAGGGTGAGATATCGGATCAGCAATGCGGGCAGGGACTGCACGTGCTACGGTATGGACATCATCCTTCTTGGTATGGGTTGTGTAAGTATCATCGGGAGGAGTTGATACACCTGCGCGTCCGGGTAAAATCAGATGATATTCTGTTTGCCGGTCTGCCGACAATGGACGGTAAGTTGCGTGTACGAAGATTGGAGGTATTGGACTGATGAAGATAGCTGTATACGAATACAAGTGCCGCCGCTGCGGCGGCATCCAGGACAATACGGAGACGGCGGCGGATGACGACCGTCACTGGCTGATCCTGCAGAATACCATGCTGGATGTCCCGGTGAGTATTAACGATAAGTTGTCGGAGACGACCTTACACCGGTGCGAGGACGGCGGTATGGGGGTAGCCGACCTGCAGGGCTTCCGGATTGAAGAACAGGAGTGATATCAATGACTAAGAAAAGGAAGAAAGTTGAATGGTGGCGCCGTCCCCGTGTAAAAAACTGTACGGTGCAGGATTACGTGGACTGTCCGAACTGCGGGGGCGTAACCGTCTGTTGTCACGAGTTTGCCGAGGGCGAGGCGTGTACGGGGGAGAACTGTCCGGTATTCGATGAAGCGAAAAACAGGTGGTTGACGGCGGAGCAGGCGCGAAAGCGGTGGGAGCACAGGTACGAATATTGAGTTGGGACCGGTAGTGGAGGACTTGATATGAACGCACATACGCGTAACACGATCATCGGTGTGATCAAGGACGAATATGATGTTGATCCGCCGGCAATTACTTCCGCGCGGCGGTTGCAGCGGATCGGGATTACGTGGCCGGAGGTCATAGAAGCTTGTAAGAACAGTATTCTTCCGGATCCGAACGTCAACGACGTTGTCAACGCGATGCGAAATATAGAGAGGGGAATATTATAAAGTATAGCGCGTTATAAGATTCAGGAGGATATTATGGGGCTGGGTAGCATATGGGATCATACTGGTAATTATTTGACGAAGCGGTCGCGGGGCTTCAGAGCCCGGAGTACGGGATGCAGTTGCTGCTCCACCGAACTGACCACGGAGGCCGAGGTGAGGAAAGAGGCTATGGATAGTCTCTACTGGGTAATGAAGGCAGCTAACTACTTCGGCTGGGATATCAAGAAGATGATAAGTCAGAGCAAACAACGGAGGAAATGTTAATGGACGTGGTATTCAACGGGTGGAAGTGTCATATCGTGAAGAGCGAGTACAAGAACGGGGGCACGGCGCTGCTGTTGAAGGCTGCCCAAGCTTATCCGGAGCAGGATATTCACGAGGACGATGATATCGCCGTTGCCAGCGTGTGGCTGCCTGCTATTAAGGAGGGGGAGGTGGCGATAAAGGATTACAGCGAAAACGAGGGGATGTTGCAGTGTCTTCGTGACGCCGGCGTCGTATCCGAGCCTGTCTGCTGGGAGCACAGTGGATTTGTCGATATCCCCATCTGCAAGTTGCTTATCTGAAGGGAGGAGACCAGTGATAGATCGAAGGAGTTTTCTGCGCCGGTGCTTGGGAGCCCTCGTAGTTATCCCGGGGCTGGCGCCTGTGTCGTGGCTGCCGGCGCCGACGGGGTTAAAGGTGTGTAAGGTATCGGACCTCAAGGCGCAGGCGGTAATAGACCGTGTTAAAGGTGCGGTTGATGATTTAGCGTATGCGCGCGGTCTCAACGCGTCTTACTACGCATATATACCGCGGTTAGACGCATTAGACCTGTTGAGGATGGACCGGAGGTCATTTCGGTGTGTGTTCACAGATGCTGGGCTGTTCGAGCGTGCGGTGTGGCATGGTGTAAGTGTATTTGACGGGCAGACAATGTTGGGGAGAGTGCGTGTAAGCGTATTAGACCACTGCCGAACTCAGCACGGGGAAGAACACATCTTCGTCGCCCAGACGGGTTGTTATTTGGGAATAATAGCGTAACAGGAGAGTAAAGGAGGGACTGATGGCATTGTTGGTTAAGCCGGGTTGTGACGTGGAGGTCTTTGAGATCCCACCATCGAGCGATACGTCGTTGAAGACGCTGCAGGATGCCGTGGGCGGCCTTATCCAGATCGTCCCGTGCGGGGCGCACATAGATGGACCAGCTGGTGGCGACTTCGTGGGTATGATCTGTAACGAGGAGGGGAAGATCAATGGTATGCCTCTCAATAAGGAGGCGACCGCCATATACGGCCGATGGCTTAACAGCATCGGTGAGGCGGCGGATCCCATCATGGGTCCGGCGATCTTCTTCAAGGATGGGGAGGTCGACTGATGACCCGACAGCAGTTAGGTGACTGGGCGATCATCGGCATCATCGGCCTCTTCAGTGCAGTCGTCCTCGGCAACCTCGTGATGCGGTGGTGGCGTGAACACCACATACCGTATCGGATTGTCAAGGCTGAGGACACGCCCCCTGAGAATCCGTTGCCGGAGATTGACTGGAGCGGGAGGCCGCTCTACGATTCGGAGGGACGCGAACTTCGAGTTAATGATGAGGACATATGGGCCTATCGGTTTGTGTGCGACTCTAATGAGTGTATTGTGCCCCACGTCCGCGACAAGGAAGGTAACTTGATTACCGTGGACTGGGCAACGCGCCACGGCCACTGGGAAGACCCGCGGACGTGGGTGTGTCCTGAACTGAAGATTAAAGTGACGTTTTAGCGTGGAAGGAGTGGCGATGGAGCATCTGATAGGGCGTGAAATTGTTGGAATACGGTGGATGACGACGGGCGAGCAGCGTGGGGTTGGCTGGTCATGCGTGAACCCGGTGCCGGTGCTGCAGCTCGACGACAAGACAGTACTATATCCATCGAGAGATTATGAGGGCAACGGCGGAGGCGCTCTGTTTGGGGCTAAGCCCGACGGTGAGTTCTTTATCGTGGCGGCCGCCGGTGAGGAGGTTGAAGATGAGACGACCGAATAGTGTGGAGAAGGAGCTGCAGGTAAAGGTGGCCGCGCTTTGCGGCTGGGTCGATCTGCGTTGGGATGATCATTACGACCCGCCTATCCTCTTCGGGGTCCGGCGGCTAACGGAAGACAAGGAACGACTTGTCGAGCAGGTGCCTGATTACTCAAATGATCTGAATGCAGCATACGCTCTTGAAGAGTATTTGGCCGGCCGCCTAGGTAAATGGGGAAGCGAACTATTCCAGCAGTACGAGTACGTGCTGGGACTGATAGTCGGCCAAGGAGAGCACTTCAGGTGGAAGTTACTTCACGCTACTGCTGCGCAGCGAGCGGAGGCATTTGTATTAGTCATGGAGGGATGTAATGACAGCAGCCGAAATAGCGGAACGGGATGCGGAGGCTGCGAGGAACCTCCCGACGGAGACGAAGCGGGAATTCTGGCGGTTGATGCTCAGAGAGGGTAAGAATCTCGGTGAGGCGCGGGATATCGTCGGTATCGAGTTGGGCGTGGCCGGCCAGCTCGTCCTGCAGTGCCACGATACGGCTTACATCCCAAAGCGCGTGGAGGACATCGTGTAACGTTCACGATAGTGAACACTAACGGCTGTAACGTACAACATCGTTTACGTTAAGGGGCAGTATAGTGCCCCTTAACGAGCATTGTATGTGCTAAGGGGCATTTCGTTGCCGGTTATCGGCTTTTGTTGCCGGTAACCGGCATTTCATCGCCGGTTACAGGTTTTTGTTGCCGGATCACATATAGGAGGAGTAATGAGTAGACGACTATACCCGGAAGGAAGATACCCCGGCTACATCATCCTCCTGAACGGAGAGGTGTTGGACTCCGGCAACGGTGATGACGATACGACCGTGTACGGCGAGCATGCGGATCAGCAGTGCGTCGACCGCGCCGTAGCCTGCGTGGGCCTCGATGGTGCCAGGGAGGTTACGATCAAGAAGGTATGGGTCGTGGAGGCGGAGAAGGCGGAGGATATACACGGATCGGTTGCGTTATCGTTTGATAAGGAGAAAACATGAAAATATGGTTAGCGGTAGTTGAGCATCGGCACGGGCAGAACGTGTACGCGGACAGAACCAAACGGGGGCTCCTCGACCAACTCTATGAATACGTTCAGGAGTGGTGGGAGAGCGAGATTCCCAATGAGGACATGCCGACCGATCTGCCCAGGAAGGAAGTGATCGACCAATACTTTTCAAAGGTGGGTCACGAGT